ATGCTCAAACGGATTTCAGCAGGAATACTGCTTCTTTCGCTTGCGGTCTCTTCGCAGGCTCAATTGCAGTCTGCCACCGGTCCGGCGGCCAAGCCGTTGCCTGCGGCGCCGAAGGCTGCCTACAACTCGATGTCGAAAAGCACCACGCCCTTCAATTGCCAGAAATTGGCATGGCCGAATCACCCGAACCCGGGAATGAAGGCGTACTGCGAACGCGTTGAGGCCCGTACTCTGTCCGCTGAGGCCCAGCGCGCCGGGCGCCCGGGGCCATCGGACAGCGTGGTGAACCTGCCGCGCTTGGGGTCAGACGGTTCCAAGCGTTCGGGAACCGCGTGTATCGGCGGCCAAGCGTTCCGAAAACTCCCGAATGGATGGGAGCAGATCCATGCCTGGAGGTGGCTGGCAGCGTTGCCGGGAGCATTAGCGAAGCGCAATGGAGGCGGCGTAATGGAAGACGCCGCATTGCGTTGTGGCACCAGCCTTTGGACTGGTAATGATCGGGCGGAGTCACCTAGACGCGAGGCAATGCGGACCCAATCCTTGTGGATTCCCGGACGGGAGAGACTCAATGATCCACACCCAGGGTAGCTCCAGCCTGTCAAACAGCTTTTCGCATAATGTATATTATGTTAAATGCGGGCAGGTACTACGCAGGCCTGATCCGCCTCCTGCTGGCATCGCTCTTGCCTCTCCGTGGTTCCAAGGACAAAGCGAGCATTGATGCATGTGCCAGTACCTGACCGGCCCCTTCGCGGGCTGGAGCGTCAGAGGCAACTACCTAGTCAGCCCTGACGGCGACCGCATGACCCCCGAACGGATTGCCGGGCTTGCGTGGCGCGATCAGATGGAACTCAGAGTCGCCGGGTTCGCCTCCCGGCGCAAGGCCGAAGCCGGACAGCGAAAAGCCGGTCAGCGCCAGATGGTCAAGGTCGTCGTCGTGGACCTGGGCGATTTCCGGGACCGGCACTTCGGACGGTCTGCTGGTTGAAGGCGTATCCGTAGGGGCATCGCCCCTACACCCCGGATCACTGCTCGCGGCACCGCAGCCAGTTGCCCTGACCATCCCGCAGTTGCTCCCAGCCATTGGAGAGCCTGCGCATCGCAGTACCGCCTACACATGCTGCACCAAGCGTCTTCGCATCGGTACTGCCCAGCGCGGGCAGCTTCACAATGCTCGCGGAAGGAACCGGCAGCCCTTGCCGCTTGGCCTCGCTCTGGACGAGGGTCCGCTCAATGTCGTTGCACAGCGCCCGCATTCTAGGTTCGACGTGCTGAGGGCAATTCAACGGGGTCGCGCCGAGATTGTTGGGCTGAGCGCGCTTTGGCTCGTACCTGGGCACAGGCTGAGGGCCTGCGGCAGAATGAATCTGCTGTGCTGCGGCGATAGGCGTGGCAGCTATCGAGATGAAAAACAGTACCTTGCGAACGTCCATGTCAGCCCCCTGTGTGGAAGCTGATTGTAGACCGTCACATTATCTGCCGCTGTAGCGGTTCTGCACCGATTCGGGGAACGTGCCGACCGGGCGCGTGCCTACGCTAACCAGAGTCCCGCCGTTGGCACCATGGGCGCTGGCGCCAGCACCCCGCCCACTCGCTTCGCTCGCAGTCGCGGTGCCAGCCCCATCGCCTGACAGGTTGTATAGGCGGGCATCCTTTTCGCGGATAGGCGCGTTGTAGGGCCACGCCGTCGCCACCGTCACATGGCTCCCGGCCGACAGCCGAAGCCCATACGACTCGACGGCGACCTCGTAGCCCAGTGCACGAAGCTGGCGTATGTCCAGTTGTTCAATGATTTCGTTGCTCTCCGTGCTGATCCACTGAACCCACCCGCGATCTTCTCCGGCGACCTGGGCAATCAGCGCGAGCCGTATCCGGCCCTTCTCCCCGAGATCCGCCACGTACCGCTGCTCAGTTGTCAGATCGGCGAGTGGATCCCGCTCCGGCTCCGGCGCGGCCGGTCCGCCCTGCATTGTCTCCCCTGCCCCATGCGCCACCGGCTGCGACCGCCGAGCGGCGTCCTGAGTGCTTGCGCGGGGCGCTGGCTCGTTCTTGGGCTTAGATTTCAGGAAGAACCCTGCGAAGAAGTACAGGCCAATGCCACCCAGCACGAGGAAGATCACGCCGCGCACTGCCATTGCGGCCCACACCGTCTTACCGCCTTCCTCGTAGACCTCGGTGTTCTCAGCGCCCGGCGCGTAGCCGTCATACAGCGGGAAAATGGCCGGATCGTACTTGAGCGTCTGCCCGCCCACCTTTTCGTACTTGCCCGGCGACGTGGTGTGGAAAAAGGTCACGCGGTACCGGGATTTACTGCCCACTGCGGTCAGCTTCTGGAACGTGTTCTTGCGCTCGATGCGCGCCTTGACGGCAGAGTGCAGTCGGTTGATCCACTGCGTCATGATGACGGCGTCACCGCCGTTCTGACCCAGCAGCGCCCAGAAGTTCTCTACCTCCGGACTGAGCGGCTTGCGCTCGTTGACATAGAACTCATGGACCTCATCGATCACCACCAGCGCATCTTTGAAGTGATCCGGGATGCACCACTTCCCGGTGTCGTCCTGGCTGCACGAGAAGGCACTGACAACCTCTTTCGTGTCTACCAGCACCAGTTGCGCCCGTACATCGCTTTCAGCCATGCCCAGGTGCGCGGCGATCTTGTCGTGACGCAGGCCATTCAATCGGGCGTACACGCGTCGGCCCTTCTTCAAGGCCGGGAGGATGTGGTTCTTGACGGCGTCGTAGCTCTTGCCAGCACGCGGGACGCCTTCGTTGAATACGAGCATTACCAGATACCTATCGTGAGAACGCGCCGCAGCAGATAGAACACGATGGCTACACCGATCATCACCATGGATGGCCCAAGCTGGAAAAGCTGGGCGAACCACATGACGGTGCTACCACCTTTGGAAAGCATGTCGCCGAGGCTGGTGTTCTGCATGAAATCCGGAAGCGGCAACTTCGACAGCACGTACAAGATCAGTTCCGCGAGAACCTTGAACGTGCGCACGATCGAGGCAACAACCATGTCCCACAGCGTGTCGAACATCTTCAACACGAGGTTCCATAGCCACTGTTTGAAGTCATCAATCCATCCAGCAAACATTGCCTATCCTCAGGTCAGCGAGATGCGCACGGCTGCATAGGCCGCAATCGCGAAAATCACGTATCCGCACAGCTGCAGCAGCGCCAAGAAGTCGCCAGAACAGTGCGCGCTATAGGTCATCGACGCCCACCATTTGGTCGCCGAAACAGTAAAGGTTGGGCACGAGCCGTTGCCCGAGATCTTCATAAACTTCGTAACGCCATCGACCATCTTGGTCTTCTTGGCCTTGTCATAGAAATCATCGAACACGCTTTGTACCGTGTCCTTGGGGGCCTTCCATATCTCACCCTCGGGAAGCGTAGATCCTTCGCCATCACCGTCGCCGTCGCCGTCGCCGTCGCCGTCGCCATCACCGTTGCCGGGACCGGTGCCACCACCGCCGTCACCACCGCTGTCACCATCACCATCGCCGTTGCCGCCGCCGCCATCACCACCGCCGCCGCCGCCCGGATCTCCACCGCCGTCGCTACCACCACCACCATCACCGTCGCCGGGAATTTCGCCACCGCCGCCACCATCGCCATCACCCGGCGTCGGCGTTTCAGGCGAAGGTAGATCGCTGTTTTTGCACGTCTGGCCATTAGCCGTGAACAGCCGGCCAGTCGGCGACCCCGCATAGACAGAGCCTTCGTATGCGCAACCGTTATGACACACAGAGCCGGTACCGGCAGCGCCGCTACCCTTCCAACCGGTTTCCTCAGGGCGCGCGGAGCATTGGCCGCGGCCATAGAATTTTCCGCACTCGCTGTCGGTCAAGCCTGCAATTCTCACGTAGCAGCGCTTGTAACCCGGATTGCCCACCTGAGGGCATCCGTATTTCTCAACCGTTCGGTTTGGGTACCGCGCCTGCAACACAGCCGCCGCCTCTGTCTCGGCAGCGTTGCACTCACTGTACGCGACGCCCACGTCGCAGGCGGCAGGAATCTGCGCTTCGCTCCAGGTGGCATTCGTGCCGCACTGACCATATGCGGCCTGAGCGCTTTGAGGTGCGCCCCAGTAAAGAGCGGCCGCAAGCAGAACCGCCAACAGAACGCGAATCACGCGTCCATGCCCTTGACGCCAGCCATGCCGCAGCACGCGCCAATGAATCCACACAGCAGCAATACGATCATGTCCTGGACTCCCGTCGATCCCCACATAGAGCAAGGGCGATGTCGAAACACCGCCCCGCCCTGCCCTGCATCAGCCGAAGAAGCCGGCCACCTTCTTTGCTGCCCACTTCGTGAAGCCCAACAGGGCGATGATGGTGGCCGCGCCGATCAGGGCGGGGACGGCATCAGCAGCGCTCAGGCCAGTGAGAATGGAATCCATGGTGTCTCTCCTTGCATTGGTTGGTTGATTGGTTTTTGCCGGTCATTTGTCAAACATCGTTGCGACGCTACCGACGATGCGTCCCACGACAAACCACGCAATCACTACCCCACAGGTGGTAGTCGCCCATAACAGGGCTTCCTCCGGCGTGGGCATCGAAAGCGCTTGCTGCACGACCTCGTAAACACCGTGTTCCGAGGCACTGACCAGTACGTAGCCCGCACACTCGGCAACCGGCTGTCCGGTAGGCAGGAGGGTGCCGTCTGCTTGAAGAGCTACGCACAGGGACATGGGCTAGGCCTTGACCGGCGCAGCGCCGGGCGTGGGCGACGGGGTCAAAAGCTTGATGCGGCGACCGAATTCCAGACCACCGAACTTGCCGCTCTGGAGCGACGTGGGGCACAACTCGTAGGTGCCGACTTTGTAGGGCTGCTGGCCTTCATCGAGGCCGATAGTGAACGGGAGCGGGAAGTCACCGTCACGAATGACAGCGGCCTTCTGTTCAGTGAAGTTGACAGCGGCTTTGCCGTCGCGTGCAGGGAAGCTGCGGACGGAGACGGACTCAGTGAGAATCTGGACTTTCATAGTGGGATTACCTTCCAAGCGATGGTCCGGCCGAATGCAAAAGTGACTCTCCATGGGGACGACCAGAACTCCCCGGTGAGCTTGTCGAAATAGCCGCCCTGGCACTTGCGAATGTCGGCTTCGCCGCCGAGCGCTTCACGGGCCGATACAGGGGCTTTCCACCACCGCAGTTCGCGGCGGGATTCTGTGTCGAGGCCACCGCAGCCATGGGTGCGAAATCCCTTGGGGAACGCTCCAGCAATGACACTGGTGAACTTCGATGCGTACTTTGCGAGGTAGCCAACAGCGTTGCGGGCTTTCTCGATCTGGCTGCTGCCGTGAGGCCACCAGCCGCGACGATCAACCTTGCCGAAGTAGATGCCCTTGGGCACCCAGATCAGGAGGTGGTAGTGGGGGCGACCGCGCTGGGTAAGCTCGCCGACCCATAGATAACGGAACACCTCACCCGCGAACCGTCTGGCCCGAGAGACAATTCCATTGAAGTGCCCCCGCATGCGCTTAAGTAGCTCGCTAACGTCACGAGGGCCGCTACGGCTTCCGTCTCGGTAGGTGAGCGTGAGCATGTACCACGCGCCCCGGCGCGATCCTTTCTTGGCTTCTTGGTCATGAAGTCGTGCACTCGTAATGACGGACTTGCGCAGCCGTTGCGCCCGCGCCAACAGCGGGTCGATTTCGATTGACAGACGGCCGTGCTTCGGCGCGTTGTCACTTGTTTTGTAATGGACAAGCCCAAGGGCCAGCGCTTCGCGCTGGCCCTCAGGGGTCAACGCGACCGGAGCCGCTGCGAGGTACGATTTGAGCGAAGCACCCGATGCGCGCTTATTGCGCTGCATGGCCTCTGAGGCCATCTCGGTACGGCGTGCAGAGGCGTGCATAACGCCGAGGGCTTCATCGAACGCGGCAAGCTCAGGACGCGGCGCAGGCGTCATCCCTTCCAGCTTGATACGGGCGTTCTTACCGGTGCAGGCAGCGCAGATGCCACCAGCGAAAAAATAGACAGTGGGTTCGCCGCAGAAGTTGCAGTGGCCGCTCATTGGCGGGCCTCAGTGCGCTGCACCCGTACGTGCCGACGATAGACGCGCAGCCAGTACCAAAACTCGCGGAGCAGATCGCGCAGCAGACCAACTAGGCCAGCACCGACAGCGGCACCCGCGAAGGATACGCAGATGATCCCGGTGGCGAACGAATCGATATCGGCCTGAGATACGACGATGGTTAAATCAGTCATTTGACCGCCCCTCGCCCATGGCCTGATGGCGAATCTGGCTGGGGGTCGGAAGGAACTCGGCGCGTGCCTGGGCAACGCGGGCGGCGTCACGAATCGCGTTGGTGCCCTGCTCTTCCCTGCGGTCGATAAACCACGCAGCGAGACGAGCGATTCCGACCACAACGCTGAGCGCTGCTACGACCGCTACGGCGAACATGTATCCGTGCATCCCCTACCCCTGCCCCTAGCCCCTAGATCCCCGCCAGCGGCCTAGGGGGACCGGCTGGCGGGTGTCCACCGCCGGTGGACAGGGCGCAACGTACACTGGGGGTGGACAGAGTGTCAACACAGGGTGGACAAATGAACTTCGATCAGATCCTCGCGAGAGCCATTGAGGCCAGCGGAGCAGCCTCAGATAGCGACCTGTCGCGGAAGCTGGGTGTCTCGCGTCAGGCAGTCAGCAACTGGCGCGGGGGAAAGAAATTTCCGGACACTGTGACGTGCGCCACCATCGCCGGGATCACCGGGATTCCACTCGCTCAGGTGCTAGGGGTAGTGGGCGAAGCGCGGGCGATCAGCCGTGAAGAGAAGGCCGTCTGGCGCAAGCTGGCCGCGACGGCAATGCTAGTTGCAATTGGAGTCGGAATGGCCGCAACGCCTACTGCTGCAACGGCTTCACCGGGCTCGGCTAAGGCCGGAATGTATATTATGTAA